TGGGCTTCAGCTTTCTGAAAAGATTTTACTTTTGGATCAACCATGAGCATAGTGGTCTTGACTAGTTCAATTTGAGATTTTTGTGACGGCCGATTGAACTTCGCGGCCATCTCATCATGGTTCAGTGGAGCTAAGGTTGACACAGAGGATTCAGGAACCAAGAATTCACTAAATTCATTGAAGAAAGTATAGTAAATTGGTGGTAGCTTGGGTTCCTTGTTCTTGGGTTCGTTGATACGCCCCTCGATGCATGCTTTGTCATTGTTATATGATTTAGCCGGTGAGAACGTGTTACCGCAGTAACCCGGCCAAAGTGCACGCATGGATTTGCGTCCATCCTCTGTCACCAGAGGCCCAACTGCCTGATACGTGTGGTTGTCAACGCATGGAGTTATTATTACAGGGGCCTTACCAAACATGAGCGGCGAGCGCTTGTAGGCATCATAAAATAATGCAGCAGAATCCAATGGTGACGGGACTTTAGCGTGATTGAAAACGCGTTCTACTTGTCCTAGATTGGGTTCTTTGCATTCAGCTGTTCTGATGAATGCCGTGGAGAAAGTAGCACTGGTAATCGTGCAAGATTGAAATTCTCCAAGTTTGGCTATGCTAAAATAGCATCTGGTGGTGTCGTCTTCACTCACTGTGTAGCGTGTGAAGGCAACATTATCATGATTCATTTTGCGGCGGCTCAATCGCTTACCCGGGAGCCAGCGCGCAAAGGGCCCATACACTTTCCTGATAGGATTCAAGAATATTATTCTCCTATCATCTGAGACTTTTATTTGCTCCACCAAGTAAAATACCGAGTAAAACAAATGATCGACAATAAGATGATCAGTGTCGAAGTCCCAACATGGATGTCTATACCTGGCGCCTCCATGGATTATTGTTTCAACTGTATCGTCTCCATGCGTGCAATATACACCTTCTGTGGTGGCTCCGGCAGGGGCCAAAGGCACAAAAGTGTACATCAACACAGGAAGACCCCGCAGTTCTCGCGTTAAGTCGACATAATAATCTACATCCGTCATAGTGATGATGTTTTTCTCACTAGGGACGCTGTATGAAG